CTACGTCCTCGCCGCCATAATCTGCCTTGTGTACCTCGTACTTTGCCTCTACCAGTTTTCCTGTCTGCTGGCTCTTAAAATATTCACTGTATCCTACTGTTTTTTTGTTACAGAATACAGTGCGGGCGCTTTCTTCCGGCTTTACTGCAAAGCCGTTTTTATTTACCCTGTTTTCTGCTGCTGTTTCTGCAATAAGCGTTAATTCGTCCTGCCACTCCACCGCTTATACCTCGCTTTCTGCGCCGTCGGTGTCCGTTTCGGACACTTCCGGCGCTGTGTTGTATTCCACTGATAAAGCTAAGCGCATTTTAAGTGCGTCGTATGACTTTCTGAATTGTTCCGCATTGTTGTTAAAGCCAAATTCTGCCTTACAGTACAGCGTAATTGCTCTTATAATCAGTTCGTCTGTCTCTTTTATTACTTTTACGCCGTCGTTTTTCAAATCAGCTTTGCAGGCGGCTATACAGTCGTTTATTTCCTCTGTGATTTTCTCACTGGTGCTACTGATACGCAGCGCCGCCCGCATCTTCTCGGTTAATGTAGTGGTATATGCTGCCATAGCCCGCACCCTCTTTCTTACTCTGCTACTTCTACTACGCCTGCCTCTTTCAGAACTGCTGCACGTTCTCTGCTTACGGTGTAAACGTCCCCAGTATCCTTAATCTGGTTTAATTCCTTGTCAAAGAAACGACGCTGTGCTTTTACTTTTACCAGCCCTACTGCTTTCTTTTCCTCTTCGGCTTTAGCTGCTGCCTCTGCCGCTGCCTCGGCTGCTACTTTTTTGTCCTCTTCCGTAAGCTCGCTGTTGTCTGGTATATCTACCTCGACGGCTGCGCAGCGTGCAGCAATTTCTTTCTTTGTTCCCTCTGCATCTACGCCCAGTTGCTTTGCCAGTTCCTGCAAATCCTCTTTCTTATATCTTTCCAGCTCTTTTGCGTCTAAGTATCCTTTCATGCTCTACCTCGCTTTCTTACACTGCTGTTACGCCCTTTTTAACTAAGATAATGCCCGCAGCGTCAGCTACTTTGCCGTCCACTACCATTAAGCACTTATTCTTAATCTTGTTGTTGTCGTGGTCTGTCCACTTCACTACCTGCATTTCCATGTTGGTATTGATAACGTAATCAGAGAAATTCATAAATACTGCGATTACGTCGCCCTCGTTTGCGTCGTCCCAGCTCGGTAAAACGTCGTCCTCTACAGTTTCCACATTCTTACCCATGAAACGGTATGTTTCCTCTCCGTTTACGCCGTAGTTTGTGCGTCCAATAGGCTGCCCGTTCTTATCTTCCATACCGTCAATGCCAGTATCAAAAGTGGACTGGTTCATAACAAAGCTGCCGTTTCTGTACGCCTTTTTCATTTTGCCTTTTACCTTATGCCAGCCGTTCCAGCTTGCGTACTCTTCCGGTGTCAGAGTAATTACAGCTGTTACCCTGCTGTCTTTCAGAACGCCCAGCGGCTGCCCCTCGCCTGTACCGTTGAAAATGGCAATTTCAATAGCCTTTACCATTGCCTCTGTTGCCATAGGTACAAACAAATCAGTAAACATTTTCAGCGTTACTACATTCGCTAAAATGCTCTGGGAAATTTTGCACTCCAAACCGTAATAATTGAAAGTTACGGAATTTTTAGCAGATGCTTTCTGGTCGTCGCTGCTCTTTGCCTCTGTAATCCAGTGTGCAGTAGGCTTTAAGTCTGCAATCGGAATGGAAACGCCGCCCTGTACGTTAATCTTACGCACCTTTGCATAAATGCTGCCGTAGCTTTCCAGTTTCTGGATAATTTCATTCATAATAGTTGTCGGAATTACAGCGCCGCTGTCTGCTGTGGTGGTGGTTTCAGCTGCTCTGTACTCTGCCGGAATAGCAACGCCTCTGCATACATAATTCATAAACGCTTTTCTGTATGCCGTAGTGTCGTATTTGTCCTCTGGTTCTCCTGCTCCTGCGCCGCCTGCTCCCTTGAAATTTCTAAGTAGCGTGGTATCTGCTCCCGCTCCACCTGTCGGCTCTCCTGCTGCAATTCTTTCAAGCAGCTTTTTACGTTTCTCTGCCGCTGCCAGTAAAGCGGTACGCTCTTCCTGTAAGTCTGTTACCTCTGTTTCCAGTTTTGTAATTTCCTCGTCCGTAAGCTCTGCCGCTCTGGTGTTAAGCTCTTCTTTGATTTCGGCTAATCTTGCCTCAATTTCCTTTAATCTCATAGTCTGTGTTCTCCTTTTTTGTTTTGATTTTTATAAGCTCGCCTTAATCTTTAGTATTGCTGCCCGCCTCTTAAGCAACTCCTGCCGCTCCCGCTCATAACTCCTACTCGCAAAAGCACGGGCGCTTATTTCAGTATCGTTATTTGCCGGAATACTCACGGCTGATACGTCATAAACCTTTTTGATTTTCAAAATTGTTCTTGTATGTGTTTCTCTGTCGTAGCTTTCCTCTGCCACTGTAAACGCCCATGACATTTTAGTAATCATTCCTGCGCTTATGTCTTGATACAGCCCACGGGCTAAGTCTGTCCGGCTTAAGTCTGCTGCCACGAAAAGCCCCTTTACGTCCGGCTCTAAAATCAGCGTATTATTTGACTGTCTGGCAAATACTCTGCCCTCATGGTCGTACTGCATGATAACGTCACTCATGTCTGCGCTGTCTAATGCGTGTGCGTCTATTCTTTCGTAAATCTTTGTGCCGTCCTCAAACTCATATAAAAGGTATGGCGCATTAAATGTAGTAGCGTAGCCCTCTACGTAGCACTCCGACTGTAAGCGCTTTTCGCCGGAACTCTGCGCAGCCAGAGGCGCTACCAGCGTTCTATATTCCCGCTCTTTCTTAACTGGCATTATTTACACCCTCTTTCTCTTCCTGTCCGTTCTGCGGCTCTTCTCCCGCTGCTGGTTCTGTCTGCTGCGGTACTTGCTGTATGATAACTGGCTGCTCACTTCCTTTGTGCAGTTCGCTTACCTCTGTATATTCCTTTCGGATATAATACTTTTCCCCGTCCTCAACGTGTGCCATGTTCCATATATCCATTACGCCGTTTCTGTTTAGTAGCGCACGGTCAAAAAGCTGTGTGCTTACGCTTAACTTTGTGGCGTTGCTGGCGTATTGCAGGCGGTTTGCAGAAAAGAAAATAGCATTGCCGCAGGCTCTTTCTCTCTCTGTAAAGCTCATATTTGTCATAACAAGCGATAGCTGTATTGCAAACGGCTCTATTTTCCCCTCGTAGTAAGCATTCCACGTATTTTCATCAAATTTATTTTGCAGAATATCCATATTTGTGCCAAAATGCGTGCATACATTTTCCTGTATGTGCTGCATCTGCAATGCGTTTGGCGTATACGGTTTGCTTTCTACCTGTTTCAGCTCACTAAACTTGTTATCATAAATAATCATGCCGCTATCGTTGTCGGCGCTTAAGTTATCCTCTGTAAAGCGTTTCCGCTCTTTCTTTATATCCTCTGGTTTCAGTATATTTGCCACCTTTGCCAGAAAGCGGATATTTGCCGAATTTTTTACAGCGTTTATAATTCCCTCATTCTGCGTATGTATCAACTGCATAGTTGGTGCAAGCGTGCTGTTGTCCTCTCCGAAAAGGTCGTCTTTATATTCAAAGTCCGTCATAATGCCTACACGTTCAAACTCAATAGCTCCATAGCTGCCATTTGCAAACAGATACCGTAAATATAATTGTCTCTCGCTCTCTACCACCTCGCAGCGTTCAGCCCGCAGCGGATACCAGCCACATAAGCGCCCGTATTCGTCCTCGATAGGTATAATAAAAGCGGTGTGTTCCACCGCTACATACGTTGCCAGACGCTTTATAAATTTTGTTGTATCCATAAAGTAGTTGGGTTTATGCTGCAATGTCTTTTCCAGCGACTTAAGGGCGCTGCCCTCTATCTCCGGCTTTAGCTTGCTGCAATGTGTGGCAAAATTATTTATAGCCGTTCTGGTCAAATCCATTTCATACACGCCGCCGCTAAAGCTGGTAAACGTCGGGCTGTATCCGTTCAGCATTTTGAAATAATTACCTATGGCTTTTAATTCTTTGCCATGAAAAAGATAGTCTAAAAATTTCATGCCGTTTACACTCCTTTCTATGCGGCATTTTTAAGCAGCTCGCCGCACTCTTCCCAGTATTTCTGCCGCACGGTCATTGCATCTATGACAGATACAAAGCCGTCGATATGCGCCCGCTGCTCGATTTTTATAGGTCTGAATTTTCTTGTTTCCATGTTGTGCTTAAGCGCAACATTTAAGAAATGCGTCTTTAGTAAATTGTTGTCGGCAATCTTAAAATCGCCGTCTTTTATGATGCCCTCAAACTCCCGTATAACTGGTGTAAGGTTTTCGCCTTGGTAAACGTCGTCCATGTGAAAACCATAATTTGCCATATCGGTAATAAGGTACTGGGCGCTGTATCTGTCGTAGCCGATTTTTAACGGTCGTATGCCGTAATCTTCCAGCAGCATAGTAAACCAGCCGTAAACGTCGTGGTAATCTACGTAATTCTCGCCGCTTAAGGTTATCAGCCCCTTTTTAACGAATATGTCATACGGCACGCCGTCCGTAGCCTGTAAGTATTCCAGCCTGCCCCGTGGCATAAAGAACTGTGTAAACGCATACAGTGTACCGTCTTTCTGAATAACCACACTGGCTGCCGTTAAGTCCGTTGTCTGGCTTAAGTCGATACCGCCCACTGCGTAGCAGTCCCTAAAGTCCTCTAAGGTCTTTTCTACTCCGGCGTTCTCTACCGTCTGATATTCCAGCCATGCAATAGAGCTGTTCTGCTTGATATTGCAATACTTTGTAAGGAACTCTGCTTTTTTACTTAAGCTGCCCTCTGCTACTGCTATCTCATCCATAAAGAAACTTTCTTTTACGGATACGCCCATGTTAGGGTTAGCCTTTTTCAGTTCGTCTATGTCGTTCCACTTCTCCACATCATCAATCATGTAAAGGAATGGTAATAGCCTGCGCTCTTTGCTGTTTCCTTTCAAGAAACTTGTGCTACGTTTCATTAGTTCATCATAAATACTGTCGTTGATATATCCGGCAGTGCTTATGCTCAATATCATAGGTTGAGTACGTGCGCCTAAAGCGGATTTCATAACCTCATACTGCTTTAGTCCAGCGTCCCCGCTCCATGCTGCCATTTCATCACATACCACAAGCTGCGGGTTAAATCCGTCTGACTTCTTGGCATTAAAAGCAATCGGTTTTATTACCGTGTTGCTCTCCGCAATATAAATATCGCTGCGCCGTTTCTTTGCCAGCTCCGCTAACTCGTCCTCTGCCTGTACCATTTGATAAAATCCGTCATACACCAGCGCCGCTTGGTCTAATTTCGGCGCTAAGCAGTATATTTCTTGTCCATACTCTGGCTCTAAGTACGCCATATATGCAATAATCGCAGATGCAAATAAACTTTTTCCGTTTTTTCTGCCAATTACAATAAAAATTTCACGGAAAATACGTATTTTTTCTGCGTCCTGTATGCCAAAAATAACAGAAACTATGGCTTTCTGCCATAGCTCCAACTTGATTAAATCATTACGTCCCTTGCTGTGGTGGCAAAAGTTCTCTATAAACCGTATAGCCTTATTCGCAGCCTTTGCATTAAAAAAATACTCCTGCTTTTGCAGCCCGTTTATAATGATTTCGTATATTTTCTTTATCCATTTTCCCGCTATGATTTCGCCGCTTGTAATCTTTGCGTGGTACTCATAGATATAATTTCGATAAGGCGGCAATATTGCTTACTCTTCCCGCAAAGCCGCCAGCCTGCTTGTCTTTCGTTTCGCAGCTGGTACTAATTCCGTAAGCTGCTTAATCACTGCTGCATAGTTCTTACTAAGCGCTATGTAGGTTTCTGCCTCTGGGCTTTTCTTTGTTCCCCACTGGTTCTGCCCGTTCTGGTACTCACTCGTCCAGCCGTCTTTTTCAAGTTTCGCCTGCAAGTCGTCCAGCTCAATGCTCATAAATGCAGCCTTTTCTATCAGCGGCGTTACTAATTTTCTTTTGTTTTCGTCTAAGTCCTTAAAAATTCCCTTAAGTCTGGTCTTTTCGGTCTTTATCCTCTGTTCTTTGGTTTTCTCTTTCTTTGTTGCCATTCCTTTACCCCGCTTTCCATTCCTGCGCCGCACCACACCCCCTACACCACCCGTGCGCACGCCCGTAGGGTAATTTTAGGGTATCCCCCTCGGTATTCGCCCCCTTTAATTATTTTTCCGATATGGGGGGAGTATGCCGCCGTTCTCGTCGAACCGATACCGCTTATGCCTCTCCTGTTTGTGGTGTTCCTTGTTGTGGCAGTCTTGGCACAACGCCTCTAAGTTATCCCAGCACAACGTAACGCTTATGTCGTTTATGTTCTCTCTATTAAGCCAGCGCTTATGATGCACTATCTTTGCGGGCTGCCCGCAGCGTTCACAAATATAATCTTGTGACATTAAATAAGCGGCTCTGGTTTTTTCCCATGCCGCTGATAAATAAAAGCTCTTAGCCCATGCTTTCATACTGTCCCCTCTCTTTCTTCATTCCCCAGCGCCCTAAGTTTCATGCGCTGGGTGGAGGCTAAAGAATGAATAGAAAAAGAGTAGGCAACTGCTGCCGCACATGGCTTAAGCTATCGCCTACTCATTTCATGCTACCATTGTATCTCTTTTGTTTTCCCATGTAAACACCACGTTTTTACCACGATATTACCCGCTGCTGCTCTGTTATCATTTCTCTTACTGGCACGCCTGCTGCTCTTAGCTGCTCGTATATGCTCCTTATCTCATGCCTAAACCAGCCTACATACTGCATGGGTACTGGCTGATATTGCCGCCCCATAAATGGGTTATCTGCATGTGCTGCCACCTGTGAAAACTCATATAGCAGCAGCGGCTTACTCTGGTCTAATAGTAGCCGCAATATATATGCTGTCGTTCTTCCGTGTAGCCGTCCCTCTGGCGGCTGCCATATCCCAGTTATTATATATAGCCTCTGCCACTCGTAAAGCTCAAATCCTAACGCCTGCTCTATATGCTTTATCAACCTGTCTGCCGCCTGTTGTTCTCTCGCTGTTTCCCGCTTTCTTTTTATCCATGCTTTTATTTTTTCAAACACTTACTTTACCCTCTCTTCGTCAATCCCCCACAACAATACTGACAGCTCGTTTATGATACCTGTTACCCAGCGCCTCGGTGTGTTCTTTCCTGTGTCCAGTTCCTCTGCAATTTCCGCATAGTCCATGCCTTGCATGAAATACATTTCAAACGCCTTATACTCTACGGCTCTTCCTGCTGCCTCTCTGCGGCGCTCTATCTCTTCTACCGCTTTGTCTATATGTGCTGTCATTATCAATGTCTTAAAGCGTGTGCGTCTGATACTCTCTAAGTATGTACGCTGCTGCTCGTCCGTCATACCCTTAAGCTCCAACTGCTGCCCGTCGCTTATTGCGTTCTCACTATGGAAAACCGCATCACGGTAGCATTTCATAAGCGTAAAAGTGTTGTGGTATTTCTCTTTCTTTCGCTCCT